ATTCACCGTGTAAAGCCATTTCACGTAAAGCAGTCTTCATATTTGTCATTAAAGCTTCAGGACATTCTATACTCTGGTTATTAGTTCTCCACAAAGATATTTCCTTCACAACATCAATATCTAAGGGTCCAATCCATTTTCTACCATGTCCATTTACTCGCTTAAATGACCTCTTCAAAAACGTTACATCTTCGAGTTTTCGCAACTCAGGAGGTGTATTTCCTGTCTTCTTTTCATCTGTATACGTCATTCCAATTTCCGACATCATTGCTGAAAGCGTTCTTTGATTAAACCAAGGTCTAATACTCGGAGCCACTGCCAACAAATGATCATCTCCACACATTTCCCATACTAAATATTCATGCACATCCATTAAACTTATCTTAGGTATAGTTACGTTATTGACAATGTTCAAATGTTTATGCAATAAATATTCAGGGGAATCCTCTTCGAAGTCATCTAATTCAAAAGGTACAAATCCATCAACAATTCCAAGAAGTTCTTTCTTTGCTGTCTGTCTATCAAAAATCTCAGAGAAAATATACAAGATATTAATTATATTACATTTACAATCTCTCAGCACAGTATCAGGAGAACCACTTCCAACAATTTGTTCAACACGAGTCAAAACTTCACCATTAACAAGAACATATTTTCTTGTTAACGCTCCACCCATGTTTGCAATTTGTCTTAGTTGCGCAGCAGATGTTATTCCTCCATTCTTCGCGACATTGCAATCAATATCTACTGCTATCTCCTGTACCTGTTGTCCTTGACTTAAATCAAATGCTTTATAATCACCTGCGATAACACCACCTTCTCCGAATTGTAACATCTTCTCCGCAATTCTTTCCCAATCCAGTCCGTATGGATTAATTGCGACAGCAAGTCCGTTTTCAATATTATTTTGAATATACCACGACCAGACAGGTCCTATTACACACTTTGAAGCTATACACGTCGCCATATCACATTGGTAAAAGGCACGAGTATCACCGTTCACACATTTCTCAAAAGATCTCTTCTCA